TTTGGCCCTCGCAATGTTAGACCGGAGGATGAACAGTACAGACACTTGTACTATTTTTTCTCCGGCAAAAATCTGGCGGAATATGGCTCTGGAGCACTATGACTTCTCCCGAACCCAGACTTCCAATGCCTGCATGTTGTCGATTCATGCCTCTTTTGTTGAGATCATCACGGTCAATCTGAATCAGCAGAAAATCGCGTATTCGCCAAAACGATCCACTTCTGCAGTCAAGGTAAACACAGGGCAGGCCCAAACAAAACCAACGATGGCCCAAAGTTTGATCAAATGGGCTGGAGGCCTCGGCAAGTAGAAACCTTTTTAACCATCTGGTTGCAATGGTGGTGGAACATGATCCAAATCAATATTTCAGCTCTGCCGTGGCAAGAGTTTTCTGTCGTGTTGGACGGTCAGAATTGTGTCATCAGCCTGAGGCAGGTGGCCGAGCACATGTACTGCAATCTGACATGCGAAGAAGTCGAGATATTTAAAGGCCGCAAGGTTTGCGTGGGAACCGACATCAATACTTATCCTTCGCCGAACTTCAAAGGCAAACTCAGAATGATCGACACTCTGGGCAATTCAGATCCGCAATATGAAGGATTAAACGACCGCTGG